GCACAAATGGTTACATCAAAGGTTGTTCGTGATACTTGGAAGAAACTATACGGACAAACATTAGTCGGTATATCAACAACAGCATTATATGGTATTCATTCAATGTATAATGGAATACCACAATGGAAAACCCTTGGTGAAACTAAAGGTAAGATTAGTTTAAAGCCAGATGATTCATTTTATGATACTTGGCACCAATGGTTGAAAGATAATAAGTCTGAAGATTACAAACGAGTAACTACATCGAAAACAGGTCAACCCGTAACAGGTATTAAACAAAAGATTATACAATTAATATATAAAGAATTAGATATCAAACGAGCAAAGTATGAACACGGATTCAAACGAGGTTGTTACTTTGCTAACATATATCAAAATGGAAAAGAATTTTTAAGAAGTGAAATCAATGAAAACGAACTACAAATTAGAAATATGTTCGATAGAGATATTGAGTATATTGATAGTTGGTGGAAACGTAAAGCAATCAAACGATATGAAAACTTATTAGAACAAAACAGAATTAACCCCGAGATGTTATTTTATTCAGGTATGATTAACATTACTTGGGAACAAGCAAAAGAAAAATACCTAAAGGACATTGGAAGATGAAACAATTAAACGAAAAACAAATACAACAAAATTGGACGGACTTACGAACAATTATCAATAATACATTTGAGGGTGATAGATTAGAAAAACTCAATAAGATGTATGATTACTTTGAAGATAGGATGGTGATGGCGCCAGCAAGTGGTAGAGCACATTTTCATAATGCTATGGTGGGTGGATATGTAGAACATATATTACACGTTGTTAGTAACGCACAAGAGATTAGAGATGTGTGGGAAAAGAACGGAGCAACAATTAACTTTACTAATGAAGAATTAGTATTTGCAGCTTTACATCACGACTTAGGTAAGGTAGGTAATTTAGAACACGACTATTATGTTCCACAAGAATCAGATTGGCATCGTAAGAATCGTGGAGAAATATTCACACACAATTCAGAACTACAATATATGACTGTAACTGATAGGTCTTGTTGGATACTACAACATTTTCAAATTCCTATGACAGAATGGGAGTTTATTGGATTGAGATTAACAGATGGATTGTACGAAGAAGGTAATTCTAAATACTATATGGGATATAATCCAGACTTTGGATTGAGAAGTAATATTGCTTACATCTTACACCAAGCCGATATGATGGCAACTCACATTGAAGGTAATCAATGGGATAGAGGTGATAAAGTGGAAAGTGAAAAAGTCCAAAAGTCAGTAACGAATATAAAACAGGCAGTTGATAGTGAGGTAAAAGAAAAGTTTACCAAGTCAACAGATGCTAAAGACATATTTAACGAACTATTTGGAGAAGCAACGAAATGATATTACAAATAATATTAGGTTTAGCAGTTCTTGGTGAGGGATATATTATATGGAACTTAACGAGAAAAACTGAACGATTGGAAACTTGGATAGAAGATTACGCACAACGTGTAATTGATACACAAGAAACATTAAACATTATTGATGACAAAGGAAACTTTGAAGCCGATGATGAAGTAGGAGTTGTCTTTGATTCAATCAAAGAAACCATAGACGAATTAACCAAAATAACAGAAAAGGAATTATAATGCCAAGAAAAGCAGCAAAGGGTTCACCAAGATATTACTTTCACCAAGGAACAGAAGACGCAATCATAAGACACAATAAAGAAACTCGTCCACATATGAGAGAAAGAATTTATAATGAACACATTAGAGTTCCCTTTGAAAAGTTGGCAGAAAATATAATTCATACATTTAAGTTTTATTACTTTGATGTTCCAAGTACAGATGTTATGCACGAAGTTGTAAGTTTCTTATATATGAATATGCATAAGTTTACTGAAGGTAAAGGAAAAGCATTCTCATACTTTAGTATTGTTGCTAAGAACTATTTGATTCTACACAACAACAATAATTACAAGAAGATGAAACAAACTGATAGTGAGGAAGTTACTGATTACAAACGTAATCCAATCACCGAAGCAACTCGTGAAGATTTACTCACAGCAAAGAAAGAGTATCTTGATTTGTTTATTGAGTATTGGTCAAACAACTTGACTACTGTTTTTAAACGTAAGCAAGATATGGATGTTGCTAATTCGGTATTGTATCTTATGGAACACAGAGAGAACATTGATAACTTCAATAAGAAAGCTCTATACATTTTAATCAGAGAAATGACAGGTTCCAATACACAACACATTACACGAGTAGTGAATGTGATGAAAAAACATCACGTTAATCTACAACACAATTACCTAACGACTGGCTCAATCGAAACTAAGTTTACAGGCAGTTGGGATAATTTGTAAAAAAAAGCTTGACATTGTTAGTAAAAATACATATATTAGATTTGAATAATTAAGTTATATCAGTTTTGTTCTAAATTTGCAGTTTACCAATAAAGGTATACTAAAACATAAAAGGAACTAAAAATGACAGAAATACTAAATAGATACAACAACGAGGGAATATTCCCAACAGATGAAGAACTTCAAGTCATTGTAAATGAAGATGAAAACTACAATGAACCACTTGAAGTGGAATTGGAACTCTTAAGATTGGCGGAGAATCCAAATCACCCGTATCATAATATGACTCTTCCTCGAGAGTTTACTATCGAAGACATCATAAACTAAAACAAAAAAAGGGGAATATTTCTATTCCCCTTTTTAATTCCACCTTTATTCTTTCTTATTTATTATTCAGCAATCCTAATATCACCAATAGTGATATAAATCCAGCGAATCCACTTGTTGCAAATAAATTCACTAAACTAATCAGATTACCAATAATGTCCATACCGAAGAACCCGCCAACAAAAATCAATTGAACGAGAACCCCAAGACCAATAACAGATAATAGCACATCTTTAAGACCTGCCACTACATCTATTATCATAGCCATAGTATTTTTCATATTCGTTTCCCCCTTTTATTAATCTAAAAGACTACAAATTCCATAGTCGTATAATAACTATATACCAATCTAACAAAAATTAAATGATATATAAATATATATCCCTATTTTTTAAGTTTTATCTATTTATTATTAGATTAAAAACAAGCAAAAATAAGCAAAATTATGTCAACAGATTACGAAATATTCAAAGGAAAAACACTCGGAGATGTGTTCAAAGACATCTATGATAATTCCCATACCAATAAAAAACAATTAGAAGTATTGATGAAAGAGGTAGTGGGGTTTATTAAAGATGGTGATACTGCCGTGCAAATAATTCCTATGTTAAAGGAATACTTAGAAATCAATGTAAAGAACGATGAGCAACTCGTCAAACTAGCAACAATCGTTCAAAGAATTACAGCAGCTGAAGGTAGAGCAACAGCTGATGGAGATGAGTTCGGATTATCCGAATCAGAAAAAGAACAATTAATGGACGCAATAGAAGAAAATGTTCAAGAGTTACAAAACAAGCAAGACGAGATTATTCAAGATATCAAACAGGAAAACTAATGGCTAACATTATCAAGAAGGGTTCTGGTGGAGAACCAAATCCTTTAGATAATCAATTACTAACAAGTGATGGATTAAAAAACAAACTTGCGCAATTAGGCGCAGAACACTTATTTTTTGAATTAGAAGTATTAGAAGTTGTTGATACTTTTAGATTAATAAATGCGGATACCGATGAGACAACAACATCACAACCAGGTGCTATACTTGGTAGATATGTTTTTTCAGAGCAAGGTGATAGAGCTTCTGAATTACAAGAATTTTTACCATTAGATACTAACATACTACAATACCCATTGGTTGGTGAAGTTGTAATTGGGTTTGAATTTAATAATAATAGATATTATTTTGGTAAGGTAAATGATGTCTTATCAAAAGTAAACTTTAGTAAATTTAATATAAGTGGTGTTGATAAAGCAAGCACATTAGAAGATGATGAAAGCCCAACACTAAACGCTGGGATAGACAAAGAGGACTTAATGCAAGGCGAATACTTCTTTGATGTAGAACCAGAAAGACTTCTTGCTGATGAAGGGGATACTATTATTCAAGGAAGATTTGGAAACTCAATTAGATTGGGTAGTAATCAGAGACTTGGAAGTATTGATTCTTCCAATGTTAAGATTGTAGCAGGTGTTATAAGTGGTAAAGAAACACTTACTGAAGATAAAGCATCTATATACTTAACGAATGATGAACAAGTAACGTATTCAGAACCTACAAAAACATTAGCACCTAAGATGGGTGGATTTTTTGGTAGAGATTTAGATATAGATTATACAGGCCCACAAATAGTATTTGATTCCGATAGAGTTATGATAAATGCTAAATCAAATGATATTGGTATTTTTGCACAAGGTGAAGTATTTATTAAAGGTAATAGTGTAAATATTGAAAATTCTGAAGCAGTGAGTATTGTAACCAAATCATTAGTAGCAGATACATCAGCAGGAGTAAAGAAAGATATAACTAAAAAACTAAATGATGTAGATGGTGATACAAAGTTATTACCAGAAAACATTTTACCAATGGCAGAATCTATGAAACCACATATAGCAGCTATTAACAACGGAGTAATATCAGCGGCATCAAAAATATTACCACCCGTAATAGCACCAGGAACACCAAACCCATTAAATCTTTTTGGTCATCTACAAGACTTAAGATTTTTTGAAAATCAATTAAAAGAAGTAAAAAAGTTTTTTAAATTTGAATGGTTAAATAAACAAGAGTGGAAAACCGTGTCTTTAAATGACGTTACGGAAGCACTCGGATTAAATGAATTAGATTCTCTTCCTGAAAATAACATAGTTAAGTGGGAAGAATTTTTTGATGATATAGATGCGGCAAAAGCTAAAGTAGCAAACATACAAGCTCAGGCAGCTGCAGCAGCTGTATCGGTTGCGGCATTAAATGCAGCATTTGATGCGATACAAGGTGGTGGTGGTAGTGTTGAATCAATAGTAGAAGCACTTGACGCTTACGAAGCAGACCCAAATAATCCACCATTAGACACAACAGATATCAGAGATATCATTTCAGATGGTGCTGATACTGAAGGTGTTAAAAGATACCTTGACTTTGGTGGTTCACCACAAGTTAGAGAATTATTAATCAGTTCTCAAAAAAAGGAGCAAGATGCTCAAAAAATGTCTTCAATGGGAATAATTGCAGACTTGATTAATGAAGGAATGAATTTATAACTAAATAGGAGTAGTAATGAAGAAAAATGACTTAGTAAAAATAATCGAATTAGTTGTCCGTAAAGAAGTTAAAAAGCAGATGACCGAGATATTTATTAACGAAGATAAAGAAATCAGCTTATCAGAAGTTATTTCTAAACCAAAACAAAAAGCTAAAAAAAGAAGAGTTAAAAAACAATACTCAAAAAATTCAGCATTGAACGAAGTATTGAACAAAACCAATCCATTAGGTCAAACTGACGATTACCCATCATTGGGTGGTGGAGTATTAGGTTCAAACAATATGGCAGAAGTATTGGGTTATGGAAATTTAGGTGGAAAGCAAGATAAAGAAACAGCAAGAGAAATGGCAGCAGTAGACACAATTAAGAAAGCTGGAGTTAGTGTAGATTCAGTTCCAGAGGGTGTACAAGATGCTTTAACTCGTGATTACTCTGGATTAATGAAAGCAATTAACAAAAAGAAAAAAGGTGAGAACTTTAGACCATAATGGCAAGTGTAAGAGAAATAGATAAAAATGATGATATGTATGTTGGAGTTAGATTTCCATTAGGTTACAGTCAAGAAGGTTTTTTGTTTAAGACAAAAACTATATTGGAACAAGCTAAAGCTAATCTAAGAAATCTACTATTAACATCAAAGGGTGAAAGAGTTATGCAACCTGAGTTTGGTTCAAGATTAACTGATGTATTATTTGAACAAGGGCCAGATGTTCAGAATCAAATAGATGAAGTTATTAGAGAAGCAACTTCATTTTGGTTACCATACATAAACATAAACGATATAGGTGTGGTTCAAAACGATAGTAATATCGTAGATGTATCAATAGACTTTTCAGTATCAGTAGACCCTGATTCTTTTGAAACACTAACATTTAATTTTAATATTGGAGAATAAGAATGCCGAGGCAAGTAGACTACGGAACAAATAAAAAATTAGTAAAGAAAGAGGTAAATTATCTCGGTAGAGATTTCCGTGATATAAGACAAAATCTTATAGAATTTGCAAAGAGTTACTTCCCAACAACATACAATGATTTCAATGAAGCATCACCAGGAATGATGTTTGTTGAGATGGCAGCATATGTTGGTGATGTGTTGAATTATTATGTAGATAATCAATTCAGAGAAACACTTTTACAACACGCAGAAGAAAGAAAAAATGTATTAGCAATTGCTCAATCATATGGATATAAACCAACATTAGCAGCACCTTCAATAGTAGAACTTACGGCTCAAGTTGATGTTCCTGCTAAAAACTTAGGTAGTGGTAATTTTAAAGCAGACTTAGATTATGCTGGTATCGTTAGTGCAAACTCAACCGTAATGTCAACAAACGGAACAGAATTTAGTTTAATGGATGATGTTAATTTTAAAACATCAAGTTCATTAGACCCAATGAAAGTAGAAATACTACAACCAGATTCAGGTAACATTCCAACAAATTATAGATTAACTAAAAAAGTTTTAGCTAAATCTGGAACAAGAGAAACAGAAACATTTACATTTACAGGCGCTAAAAAGTTTGACAAGATAGTTTTATCGAATGAAAAGGTAACAGAGATTGTATCGGTAACTGATAGTGAAAATAATACATACTATCAAGTTCCTTTCTTAGCACAAGATACAGTGTTTGAGTCAGAAGAGAATACAACACTAAATGACCCAGCGTTATCACAATATCAAAATGATACACCTTACTTATTGAGGTTAATCAAAACAGCAAGAAGATTTACAACTTATGTTCGTGATGATAATAAAATGGAGTTAAGGTTCGGTAGTGGTATTAGTGCAGACGCAGATGAAGAATTAATACCAAATCCAGATAATGTTGGTTCATCATTAGGAACTGGCATTTCAAGGTTAGACGAATCGTTTGACCCAACAAATTTCTTAAAAACACAAACATTTGGATTAGCACCATCAAACACTACATTAACTATACAATATAATTATGGTGGTAGTGTTGAGGATAACGTTCCATCAAATGCTATTAACAGATTTAATAGGAAGACTTACACAAATAGTACAGAAAATTTAAATAGTGATACACAAGATATTTCAAATGCAACATTAGTGATATTCAATGAATCACCAAGTTCAGGTGGAGCAAGTCAAGAAACACTAACAGAGATAAAAGAAAATGCTGCAGGATACTTTAATGCACAAAACAGAGCAGTAACAAGAGCAGACTACATAACAAGAGTTTATTCCTTACCACAGAAATATGGAAACATAGCAAAAGCTTATGTTGTTCAAGATGAACAATTAGAACTAGAAGGACAATTGGAAGTTATCGATGGAGTAGCAAAGAAAGTTAATCCAACAACCATTCCTAATCCACTAGCACTAAATATGTACTTGTTAGGGTATACAGGAAATAAAAAATTAACTCAAGTAAACAATGCAGTAAAACAAAATTTAAAATTATATCTTTCACAATATAGAGTATTAACAGATGCGATTAATCTTAAAGATGCTTATGTAATAAACATCGGTGTTAAGTTTAATATCATAACTCGTAGAGGATTTAATAAAAATGATGTATTGTTCAGAGCAATACAACAAGTCAAGAAATTCTTTGCAACAGAAAAATGGCAAATTAATCAACCAATTATATTGAGTGACTTAGCATATCAGATTTCATTAGTTGATGGAGTAGTTTCTATTGTTCCACCAGAAACAAACAATCCACAAAAGAATTTAATTGTTATTGAAAACAAACATTTAACAACAGACAATTATAGTGGTAATGTTTACGATATAGATTCAGCATCAAAAGATGGAATCATATATCCATCATTAGACCCAAGTATATTTGAACTGAAATTCCCTGATATAGATATCGAGGGAAGAGTATTGGGAGATAAATAATGCATTATTTTGAATTTGGAAAACGAGATACAACACTTTATTCGGGCGGAACAACATCTTCCATTAATACTGGATTAGACGAAATATTAGAAGTCAATAAAGTCGTTCAACAAAATGGTAGTATAGCAAACGTATCAAGAATCTTGATGGACTTTGACTTAGCATACATTTCAGAATCAATCCAAAGTGGTGTAATGCCAACGGGAACAAAATTCTTTTTAAATTTATTCGACGCAACTTCAGAAGAAGTTGAAGCAGAACAAAAATTACACGTCTATATGGTAAGTGGTAGTTGGAAAGCAGGAACAGGAAAACTTGACCACAATCCAGTAACGGATGATGGAGCAAGTTATCAATATCGTAATCACGCAGCAAAAACACCTTGGGTAACAGGTTCAGTATTGACTGAGGGTGGTACTTGGTTTACATCAAGTATTGATGCCAATCAAGAGTATGGAATTAGTTCTTCTTTCGATATTACGTTTGACAAGAAGGATGTCAGAGCAGATGTAACAGACTTGGTAAATAATTTTATTTACTCAAGTTCAGTTTATCCGAACAACGGATTTATTATCAAAAGAGAAGATAGTGGTTCTTATGGAAACAACAACGCAACAGCAAGTTTTGATTTCAATACAGGACAAGAAGGTGATTCAAGTCGTTTAGGAAATCTAAAATTCTTTTCAAGAGAAACACATACAATATATCCACCTAAGTTGGAAGCAGTGTGGGACGATTCAGTTTGGACAACAGGAAGTTTATCACCATTAAGTTCAACAGACTTAGAAAGACTAAAAGTTTATTTTAAAAATTTAAGACCTGAATATAAGGAAAAGTCAAAAGTAAAACTAAGAGTAGTTGGTAGAGAATTATATCCAACAACAGCTTTTGCTACAACACCTGCAGAATTGGATGTAAAATATTTACCAAGTGCATCTGCTTTTTATTCAGTTCGTGACGCAGAAACAGAGGAAGAAATAATTCCATTTGGAACAGGTTCAAAGATTAGTTGTGATTCAACAAGTAACTTCTTTAACATACAAATGGACGGACTACAAGCAGAGAGAAATTATAGATTTGCTATCAAAGTAATTAGTGGTAGTGACACTACTGATGAACAAATTAATTTCTATGATGATGAATTTGAATTTAGAGTGGTAAGATAAAATGCCTTACTTACCATCGGACGCAAGAAAAAAATCTGAAGAATATAATAATATTCTAAGTGGAGATGTCATAGAATATCAGAATACAATTGAAGACCTAAAGAAGTCATTAAATATATCAGGTTCAGTAGTTGATGCGAAAGCACCACTAAGAAATTCAGAAGGAATATTACAATCATTTGAGGGTTCAATAGATGGATTATCATTAGAAGAAGATTTTCAACAAGTTCGTTTAGAAAACAAACAACAATTCTTTACAGGACAACTTGATAATAGTTTTAGTTTCTTTGGAGCAGGACAAGATAGTTCAACAACAGATTCAGAAACAGAGACAACAAGCAACCAAATAACTACGGAAGTAATTGAGTTTCAAGCAACCATAAGAGATTATTTAATTCAAGTCATCAATGAATTTTTTAATGAAGAAAACACACCAGATATGTCGACAGATGCTTTACACGAAAAGATATTGAAATTTTTTACAGAAAACAAAAAAGATAAAAAAAATGTTAACGCTGATGGTTGGGAAGCATTTAGAATTAATACGAAAAGAAACGTTAGAGGCATAAGTGGTAAAAGACTAATTGAAATATTTAAAGATTTAAAGAATTTTCGTTATGATGAAATAGTTGAAGACCATTTATACAGAACATTACAAGGTCAACGAATATGGTTACAACTTGGATTTCCATACATAATAGATAAGAAACTTAATTAAGGGTAACAATGGCTTTAGAATACGGATTCACAGACAAAGAAAAAATAAACTATTACCAACCAAGTAAAGTTTATAGTAGTTTCGGTAAAGATACTACCAATGACTATATTGCATTATATGTCTATGATATTAATGATACTCTGCTCGTAACAAGAATAATGGGATTGGATGAAGTTGAATTTACCAATGATGGTTCTTTTGTTGATTTGGATATTGGACAACACTTAAGAACATTAGGTTTTAGACAAGGTGACTTTAAGGTTACTTATAAATTTTTAAGAAGATTGGCAGGTAGACCAAGAAGTATTTTTGTTAAAGATAATGGAACTATATTTAAAGGTGAAGCTGAAAGAAAAATAATTAACGGAGAAATAAGATACTTTCAAAAAACATCTGATGAACAAAAATCAAATTCAGAACCTATGGAAGTATTTATTAAAGAACAAAAATATATAATTTCTCAAACTTCACCTGACAAAACAGAATTAAATATTACAACTGACAACTTAGTTACGAATGCAGAATATTTAACCGACTTTAAAGAAATGAATGCTATGATTGAATATAGTGCAATTGAAGCAGATAACTCTGGATTAATTAAATTTGACTCAAAAGACCAAAATGTTTTAGAGTTTGATATCAATTCAAAGGATAGAGGATTCACACAAAATATGGTAGGTGGACAAATTATTATACCAAGTCTATACAAGATTACAGGTAATGAAGATACAACAAATGAAGATACTTCACCACCACAACAAGACCCAATTACTGAAGATGAATATAGAGAATTAACACAGGAAGAGTTAATTGAATTAGCTTCACAAGGTGATGAAATAGCAGATATGACACTTCAAGAACAAGCGGCAGACGAACAATACTAATGGCTAGAACAAGAACAGAAGAAAGAATGGGAGAAACTTACGGAGAAGCATCCGAAGGACGTAGCTCAAGAAAAAATCAAGCGACTTCTAATAGAGCGCCATCAGGCGGTGGTGCACCACGTTTACCCAAACAACCTAAGATAGAACAAATAACTGAGGAGAAGGATACTTCACAGCCAGGTAATGCCGCAGCAAATATTGCAGCAGCATACACACCAAAACCACCAAAAGCTGTAACTGAAGCAGAAGTAAAGTCTGAAATAGTAGCAGTATGTTTGAGGGGACAACCAACACCATCACCAATTAAACCATTGGTTATTCCAGCACCAGCAATTTTACCACCAACAGTAATTCCAGAAAAATCTACCAAGGATATAGGTGTTCAAACACCAATGCAAATAAGGTCAGAAACAAATTTAAGACCCGACGGAGTAACAGAAATTCTTGGACCAGGCGGAGTAGTATTGGAAGAAATCGGTGGAGATGGAAGAGTTCTCGTTGACCCAATAAAAGATGTAGGATTTGACCCAAAAGACCCACCACCAGCTATTCAAGCACTTAGAGAAGATTTTGCAGAACACGTAGCAACAGGTAAAGATGAGGCAGGAGAAGTATTTGAGGCAAAGCCAGACACAAAGAAAGCTTTAAAGAAAGCTGGATTAGAAAGATTTATTCCTAAAGTTCCTAAAAAAGTTATTGAATCCACTACTGAAAATGAAGGTGGTCAAAAAGGTGGTACGGCAAAAGAAAAAATTATAACCACGACTCAGGCACAAGTAAAATTAACACCAAGAGATTATGTAGCAACAATTACAGAAGTCTTAGATAGTAATCGTGTTCGTGTTTCGTTATCATATAATGATGGAGTAAATCAATATCAACATAAGGGTGATGATGAAGTAGCAAAGAAATTTAAAAACTTCCGAGTCAATTATATAAATAATAATATTGAACGATACAAAACCTATATGGTAAAAGATAATCAATATTATTTAATTACAAATGAAGAACTTGGAGCAAGTGGTAAAGAAAGATTTGTTAAATTAAAACAACCACTACAAGGTACAGATGTAGATGATAAAGTTTTATTTGTAGAAAAAAGACTGCCAGACTATAAGGATATCGTTACATTAAATCCATTTGTAGAAGCAGAAGACAGCAGTATATTTTTAAGAATACCAAATTTAAATTCAGTTGATAATCCAATTGACTTTCAAGGAACTAATTATAAAAGTCACGATGGGTTGTTAAGTAATAAAGATGATGACGCAAGAGATATTGAAAGATTATTAACATCGGGTAGTTTATTAGATGTTCAACCAAATATTGATTATCAAAAAACAACAACTGATTTATCAATAGAAAACGATGATACAGGTTTTGGAAACTTTGTTCATTTCTCAAATGCAGAAAGAAGACTTATTAATTTTAAAGAAAAATTAACATTGATTGAAAGTCATAGTGCAGCTAGTGCTTCATTAACAACAATATCAAGTTCTGCTAACACAAGATTAGATTTACAAAGAAAGAAACAACGAGTGATTAATTCGTTTGACCCATATGAACATTATTTATATTTTGAAAGTTCATCTTACGTGAGTTCATCAGACGGACAATTCCACGATACAGCTTGGCCTAAATCAAATTCATCTTCACCATTTACATTACAATCAACAGGAGATGCTTCAAGTTGGTACAACTCTATGATATCAAGTGCTTCTTCTTATGACCAAGGAAATATGAATTCATTGAGAAATTCATTACCATTACACATTAATCAAGATACTGAAAATAATGTATTCTTAGAATTTATGGATATGGTCGGACAACAATTTGATGAGATATGGACTTACACAAAATCCATTACGGATGTTAATATAAGGGTAGAAAAGTTATCAGAGGGTATATCAAAAGATGTAGCACAAAATTATGCACGAGCACTTGGATTAAACTTAACAAGTGGAAATGATTTGGTAAATTTACCTGAATATCTATTGGGTAATGATGTTGATGGAACTTCAGTATTTGAATCACCACAAGAAGCCGTAACCGAAGAAATTTGGAAAAGGATATTAGCAAACTTACCTTTCTTTATTAAATCAAAAGGAACGGAAAGAGCATTAAAAGGATTATTAAATTGTTATGGTATACCGAGTTCAATATTACGAGTAAGAGAATATGGTGGACCAGATAAGGGAACACGAGTTAATTATGAAATTAAAAGAAAGTTTACACGAGCAACAGACTTTAGGTCTTCTCAATTTGTTAAATCACATTGGAAAACAGCCGCAGACGGACAAGTTCCTGATACGATAGAAGTTAGATTTAGAACACCTAAATCACAAGACCAAGTCATATTACAAAAAGATAATGACTTTGCTATTTCATTACAAGACAATGGTTCAACAGATGATTATGGATTTTTAAGATTCGAAATAAGTGGTTCAGACCAAGTGTATGACCAATTTATAACTTCATCGACATTACCATTTTATAACGATGACTTCTGGTCAGTAATGTTAACAAGAAAAGATACAAGTGGAAATGAAGTTACCGATGATAAGATATTAAGTCAAAGTATTTATGAATTAACAACAAAACAATATGATTCAACAAGACAAAGAATTTTATACCAATCAAGTGAAAGTTTACAAACACACACTTCAAGTTTAGCAACTGATGTAAACAACATAACAGGTAGCCAATTAAATGCAGCATACACATCAAGTGGACACATTTATCTTGGTGGTAGTGGTAGCGCATTTGGTGCTAACACATTTACAGGTTCATTAATGGAGTTTCGTGTGTGGTCAGAACCATTGAGTGCAAGTGTATTCAACAATCACGTTAGAGCACCAAAGTCATATAACGGAAATAGTATTTCATCATCATACGATGACTTATTAGTTCGTTATGAATTAAATGACAACAAGAATTTACAATCATCACCAACCTTTTCAAACTCTGCACATTTAAAAACATATGAGTTAGGAACTTCTGGTAGTGATGTTAATGGGTTTACGGGTAATTTCTCAAGAACATTAGTAGACCAAGAAAAATTAAGAGTACCAGATATTGGTGGTGTTCGTAGAAATGCTACGAAAGTTAGAATCGAGGACTCGATTTTGACAGGAAACTTGAATCGTAATAAACCAGTACAAAAATCATCACAAGATTTTGCACCAATAGATAGTAATAAACTTGGTATTTATTTTGCACCAACTGATGTAGTGAACGAAGACATAATGTATAGTGTAGCAGACTTTGACTTTGATGATTTTATTGGTGACCCAAGAGATGAATTTAGAGTAAATTATCCAGAATTAAGAAGTGTTCGAAGAGAATATTTTAAACGATATACGAATACAAATAACTTCTTTGATTATTTAAGAATACTAAGTTTCTACGACTCAAGTGTATTTACACAAGTAAAGAATTTAGTTCCTGCCAGAGCAAAAGCTTCAGTCGGTGTGTTGATTGAACCAACTATTTTAGAAAGAAGTAAACAGATTGTTGGAGATAGACCTGAATTTGATAATCGTTATTTTGAAAATGCAGGACACTTTGGTGAGGGAATAAAGGTAACAAGATATATAACAGGTTCAGCTGATAATTATTTCGAAACAAGTGGTGAATACAATACATACAATGGTGAAATTAATTTAAATAATAGTACAGGTTCATCATTAGGATTTTTAAATCAACGCTCTTTAATGGTGTTGGACGCATTAGACCCACGAAGTGAATTTGGTTCATTATACGCAACAGCAAGTGTTTCTCGAGGAACAAGTAATAAAATATTTACAGAAACATTACAACCAAATTTAACGGCATCAAGAGCAGCAGAAAATAATCAAGAAGAAGTATTCTTTTATTCAAGTTCATTGAGTGCTTCAATAGGAGAGTCGGTAGCATATAGTTCATCATTTATAACAAGTGATTTACAGAGTATTGCATATGATTCACCGCTATTTAGAACATTTTACCTCGGAACAAAACTTACAAGAGATAACACAATAGATGGAAAAGAACCTATTGAGATTAACCAAGTATCACCAACAACAATAGTGACACAAGATTCAGACATAACTAAACTAAGAACGGATTAAAACTAATGGAAAATTTAACTTTCTTATATTTATTAGAGAACAAGAATAGTTATATAATTTCCACAGGAGCAAAATAAAATGGGATTTTTAGACAATACGAGTATAACAGTAGACGCAATTTTGACCAAGAAAGGTCGTGAACTTTTGGCAAGAGGGCAGAACGAATTTAAAATAACAAAATTTGCATTAGCAGATGACGAGGTTGATTATAACCTTTACGATACAACACACCCAAATGGGTCAAACTTTTATGGGGCAGTGATTGAAAATATGCCTTTATTAGAAGCGTTCGTAGATGAGAATCAGCTAATGAGATATAAATTGACAACACTTCCAAAGGAAACAGCAAAACTTCCTATATTGGAATTACCTTCACCTTCATTGACTTTCAATGGAGCAGGACAAACTCAAACCATTACACCAAACACTCGTAATGGTATTGATACATCATACATATTCATATTACAGAACGCAGAAATAGCAAATATTTCACCAGTAGGTGTCGCAGTTTCTAGCACATCCCAACAAGCTAAACAAATAGCAAAAACGGGTGGAGTTCTTCAAGAAGAGTTTGATACATTTCCAAAAGCTGGTGGAACAACAACTCCAGTATTTATGAATGAAGGAGAAAGAAAACGCTCAATCACAATTACTGCTAAGTCAGTTAACTTGATATCAAGGTCAATAACAGCACAAACTTCAACAAATATAACGGTAGTAGGTAATAATTCAGGTGCACAATTTACCTTACCAATAACCGTTAAAGCAGACCCAAGTAAAGTATAAGGAGTAATTAATGTCAACATTTCAAATATTTGATAAAGAAAATGATGTAGTTGAAAATCAAAGAACAACTATCTCAAGTGGATTATGGACAGGTGGTTCAGGAACTTTAACCGCAGCATATACACAATCTACAAATGGAAATATTACAGGTTCCTTTTTAGATATCTATAACGAAGACCCAAATCTTTCAAGTTCAGCAGAAGTCCAATACGCAGTTGGATATGCACACTTTGACGGAAGTGGTTCAAGAGGTAACACAACTAAATTAACAACAGGTGGTAGACAATCAAAAGCATTGTATAGTCAATTCAGAAATGTATTGTTAGCACCAAACACAGATAAGTTTGAATTTACATCTTCACCAACAGCATCAGGCGATAAAGACTTTTACTTTGTTTCGTTCCAAAGAGCAAGACAAAGAGAAAAGATTGACCCAGGAAATTGGGAATTACATTTAGCAGGAGCAATGCCAGCAGGTGATACACACGATAGTAAAATTAAATTAATTGATGATAGTGGAGCAGGAGCAAATGTTACCGTTAATCAAGGTGGTAGAGTATTTAATGTTGTTAGTGGTTCAGTAGCAGGTGGAGTTAATGTAACAGCAGCAGCTGAAACAGCATTCGGTGCTTATGGATTATTTTATCCCGACTTAGGATTAATATTATTAAATGCTAAGATGGCTGAATTGAGTGGTGGTTTAGCAGCTAATCCAAGAAGTGCAGATGCATTTGACAACAGACCACAAGCATTCTATAACTCAATTGAATCAGGTTCATACTTTGCAGCTCGTAGAGAAGAAGAAATTAGTTCAACGAATTACTTTGTTCGTGTTAATAACAAGAGATTTAACTTTAGTTCTAATCCAACATTTGCAACAGGTTCGGATGGTTCTTTAACTCAAGCTACTTTCTTTAAAGACCCTAAAACTTTTATTACACAAGTTGGTCTTTATAATAATGAGAATGAGTTATTGGCAATTGCTAAGTTATCTCAACCTTTACTAAAGTCATATTCAAGGGAAGCTATTATTAAAGTGAAACTTGATTTTTAGGACAAAATAATGTTCAAAAATCTTGAATTACAAGAATCAACAGTTAGACCTTTTAAAACTCATAAGAACTTTACATTTAGTAATAATGATAGTGGAAGTGGAATATGGGGAATAAAAGCTCGTAGTGGTTCTTTATACAATTACATAAGCGCATCAGACGCAGTGACTGAAGTCGTATCGGGTTCAGTAACAACACGATATTTTTCATCACCAACTTGGCATATGTTAAATCAAACATTTTATGCTAATCACATAACAGCAAGTTATAATCCAGGACTTATAAGTAGAAATTTAAATACATCTGCTTCAATACTAAGTGTTGGTAGAGATTTATTTGGGGAAGAAATAAAACCGGGTAGTCTTGACTTATCGGTAACGATTGGTAGTGTAACTTTTGATATTAGAGATGATGGAGATGGTAATCTTTATGATAATGCACACTCTGCAAGTTTCTCAACATTTAAAACAAACAAATTTACAAGTGGTAGTACAACTACTACAAATGCAGTAGGTAGTGGTAGTGAAGTCGGTAATATAATGTATGGTCAAGGACTATTAGTCTTTACTGATACAGGTTCTTACGCTGATGCAGCAACATCACCATTTACTTTAAAGTATCAAGCAACTCATACAATATATGAATATGAGTACCTTGTAAAAGCAAAACCTTTTGAATTTAATACTTCAACAAATATCAGTTTAACACCTGATAGAAGTGGTAGTATTACAGTAAAAGAGGGTGCGGTTTCAATGTCTAACTTCTTCCCACCAAGTCACAATCCAAGTGGTCACGGAACAGGAAGTTATGCAACATTCTATAATGCAGCATCTGAGTCATTACCAATGGTAACTGGTTCAGAATTTAAACCATATGTGACAGATATAGGTCTTTATAGTGAAGACAATGAACTATTAGCTCACGGAAAATTAGCAAAACCTATCAGATTAAGTGATGATATCGAGACGACTTTTGTAGTTCGTTTTGATGTATAATCTTTGTAAACTTTATATTTATTATTGAATTGAACCTTAACGGAGAACATAATGTTTCGTTTTATGAAAAAGATGGTTATAACGACAGTTATGTTTGGATTTGTCTTTGCACAAAGTCCAATCATAAGGGTAAAACAAATTGGTGAATGGAAAACACCAGAGTATTGGTGGAAAGCACAGGAGACTGTACAATTACAGACTTTCTTAGCTGATGATATATCAACACCAGCTTTTAAGAATAATAATTTTGATTCTTGGAGAGATGACATTTTAGAAATAGAAGTCACTCTTGACGATGTAGGACAAGATATTACTACATTTAGATTTGATATTGCATTTGACAACGATTTAATCACTTGGATTGAAAATGATGGAACTAATCAAGAAACATCAATCAATGCTTGGAGTCAAGGAAACTCACGAGTAATTGTGGGTTCACATATAGCAGATTGGACTGAAGGTGATGAAACATCAAATAATTCAACTGACTATTCTTTTGAAGTAGTTCACTTTTCTAATGTTGGATACACAGACGCTATCCAAAGTAGTGGGAATGAAACTTCAGCACAGGATTCAGGCTATGATTGGTTAAGAGTTACTATGGTAAGTCACGGAGTTGATGCTAATAGTGATGGAACACCAGATTTTACATTTGGTAATGGAAACGGAAATCAAGCACAAGTATTAAAATTACAATTTAGAATTAATGATGTAGTTGATAATTATCAACCACGTTCATTTAGAATACCTACACTTTATAGTGGTGGAACTGGATACTATACTTTCGTATCCGATGACTACCTATTAGATTATAAAGTTTACATTGACGGAAACTTTGATACCGCAGTAGACAATACAGGTAATGGTGGAGCAAGAGGAGATATTTCTCTACATCCAAAACTTGTTGATGTTGAAGGCTTCGGTAGATACATTGGTGAATGGGTTGATGTAAATGGAGATGGAGTAAAAGATTCAGGTGATGACTTTGAACAAAAAACTTATCCTTATTGGAAAGTTGTATTTGAGTTAGATGAAAATAATCCTGATACAGACGGAAACGGAACCGCTACACCATTCCCTACTTGGTATAATATAGAAGATGTTGCTGATGATTCAAACACAGCAGACGAAGATTTATCTGATGATGTTATTGGAGATGGTAGTGGAACATATTACTATCTGAAAATGACCGACACAAACGGAGTAACAACATTAGCAGACCAAGCATTACCTGATAAAGGATTCTTAGGAGTATCATATTTTGATTACACCTATACGGATAAAAATGGATATTATAATATTCAATTACCAAGAAATAATACTTATCGTGTTTCTATCTGGCCACCAGACGCAGCAGATGATATTGGTCAACATACACAATTAGAATTGGATAGAGGAGCGATTACAAACATTAATGACGCAATCGCAGCATTTAATTTCCAATCAAACAAATTTGAAAATTCTAATGATATTAAAGTAGATTCACCAAGTGCTTACTTAATTGGTGATGTAGACGGAGATGATGTATTCCAATTAAATGACGCATACTTTATATGGGCATATGTAAGTGGAGTATTTTCAACATCATATACTCACATTAATGGAAACTCATATCAACAATGGTCAAGTATAGATAATTTAAAATCAAATGGAAGTGCACAAACTCTTAATTATTATCAAGCACTTAGAGGTGGTGATACAAAACAAAGAAGAGAGTTTACATTATTTTTAGATGACGACTTAGCACAAGAAACAACATCACTAACAAAAGACGCTGGTGGAGTTGCTTGGTTTAATCCTTTAATGGATGATGTCGTAACAGGTATGGATACTTTACAAGTAAGTATTGGAGCAGGAACATCAACCTTTGATGACCCGGACATTACTACTGATGGAGATGTAAATCCAGATTACACTTATGATGAGGTCGCAGTTTACTTTACAGGTGATATGAATTTATCAGGAACAAAAGTTCAAGAAAGTGGTGGTGATGGATATCAAGACGCATATGCAGGAACAACATATTATCGTTGGGCAACACACACGGTTCAAAACGGAAGTTCAGGAGATAACTCTTGGAATCAGAATTGTGTAAACGCATCTTGTGATGACGCACCAAGTGCTTGGACATACACAAATACAAATGGTGAATATGATGGAGCAAGTAAAATTATGGCTACAAATTCAACACCCGATGTAAGTTTATCATTACCAGACGATGGAAGTGTTAAAGTTCAAATGGGTAACCAAGTTGTAGTTCCTTTGACAATTACACCTAATTTAGATTTGGTAACAGGAGAACCTACTAAGATAGCAGGTTTTGAATTTGAGGTTAGATTTGATACTAATCAATTACAATTTATTGACGCTCAAACAGGACTTTTACCAGGACCTTGGATGACTTACTTAAATGAAAGTGAGATTGATGACGAGGGATATAAAACAATTTCATTCGGAGCATTAGAAAATTCACCAAACAATGCACCAGAGGACTATTATTTGACTGAAGAGTTAGTTGGACTACAATTAGTATTCAATTCACAACTTAATGAAAATAATAATCAAGAGTGGACAGAAGCTGACTTACAATTTGTAGGAAAAGCTAACGCTGGTAATCCAGCGGGTGATGATTTATTTATGGAAAGACAAAGTGGAAAAATAAACATATGGAATAAGTTTTGGGCATTTGGTGGTGGACAACCATCAGAAGATGAGATGACTTATGTTTATCCAAATCCATATAAAGATAGTGAACATAGTTCAATTAACTTCCAATTCTATATGGAACAATCAGGTAATGTGATGATTAGTATATACAACGCTAATGGTCAAAAGGTTGGAACTTTATTAGATGAAGTTGTTAATGACGGAATGCACACATATACTTTCTCAGACTTGCCAGATGCTTTCGGTGATGGATATGGTGGATATCAAGAATTAGATTCTGGTATTTATCTATTCGTAATGGAAACAGAAAACAAAATTAAGTCTAAGAAATTTACAATAATTAAATAAGAGGGACAATGATGAAAAAATTATTAAGTTTATTAGTATTAACAGGAACATTATTTGCACAAGCAAATGATATCTTTACACTTAATCCAAGTGTAAATAGTGCCGGTATGGGTAATGTCGGTATAGCACACGCAGATGTAAGAAATGTATTTCACAATCCAGCCTTTGCAGGACTAAAAAAGACACATTACGAAATATCACACGTAAAATGGTTACCAAACTTATCAGATGATATGGGATATCAAAGTATGTTACACACTTCAGATATGGGTTGGTCAGGTGAAATATTTTACTTTGATTACGGAACACAAACAGAAGCTAATTCAGGCGGAATCATCATAGGTGATTTTGAATCAGCATCATTTAGAATGAGTGGTGGTTATGGATTTGGATTCAACGATTGGTTAGTCGGAGCAAGATTAAATTTCTATCATCATAATTTTGTAGACGATATTGATATCGGTATGAACTATGGATTTGATATCGGTGCTTACAAAGAGTTCGGTAATACATCAGTTGGTATCGTATTAAAAGATGTCGGTGGTGATACAGAAATATTAGAACAAACACTTAATTTACCTATGTCAATAGGTGTTGGTGTTGGACAAAAATTTGGAGACTTTACATTAGCATCTGATGTTAAGGTATTTGAGGATTATAATTCGATTGGTATTGGTGGAGAATATTCACTTGGTGTCGCAAGTTTAAAAGCAGGATACTATACTGAATCAGAATTTGATGTTGATTACTTTACAATAGGTGGTGGCATTAACGCAGGTATCGTAGACTTATCATTAGCATATTACTACAATACAGATAGTTTTCATAACGAAACTTTAATGATTTCATTTGGATTTAACTTCTAATGGATATCGTTGAAATATGGAATTCAATAGGATACTTTGACGGAATATTGTTTACAATATGGTTAGGGATATTGTATTATGGAAAATGTTGGATAGACAGCAGATTTAAAGTTATTAATTATCATAAATAGGAAAATAAAATGGCAAAACAAGTAGACGCAGAACAATTAGTAGATAATTTACAAAACGCAAAGTTTGGATTATCAATACAAAACATAGTAGCTATCGTTACGGTATTATCATCACTTATAGCAGGTTGGTATACTTTTACAGGTAGAATAGATTCATTAGAAGAAGTGGTTCAAGGATTTGCAGAAGCATCAGATATTGAATTAGTCGGACAGAAGTTAGATACTTTTGAAAAAGATATTGATTACCTTAAAGAAAGAATCGATTCTTTTGAAGGTGTTGATTTATCAGGTATCACAGGTGATATCATTAAGTTAGAAGCTGAAATTAAAGATGTTAAAAGAAATGCTAACGCAGCTCATAAACACATAGATAAACACGAAGTGGATTTTCACGGAGACCCATTAGCAAAATTTAAAAAATAATGACTTTTATAATAACAGAACCGTGTATCGGAACTTGTGATACAGCTTGTGTGGATGTATGTCCAGTAGATTGTATTCACGGCCCAATAGATGTAACGGG